AGAAAATCTTATACAAACAAAGATGGAATTGCATACGCAAGGAAAGAAAGCAAGGAGAAATACTTAGAGATTGCAAAACAGACTGGTAGCTTTGAGCTACACAAATGGTCTAACGAACAAAGAGATTCTTTTTTCAATACAATAATTTTAAATTACTTGGATTTTGAATCCGAGTTAGGAGACGAGGGAATCAAATCAAAAATAGAAATTTAAAACATAGTGATAATTGGGAAACACCAAAAGATCTTTATGAAAAACTAAATGATGAATTTAATTTTGATTTTGATCCTTGTCCAATTAATTTTGGAGAAATCGCAAAAGAAAAGGATGGTTTGTTAATAGATTGGGGTGAAAGAAATTTTGTTAATCCGCCATATAGTAGAAAATTAAAAGAAGCGTTTGTTAAAAAAGCAATAGAAGAATCAAAAAAAGGAAAACTTTGTGTTTTATTGTTGCCTGTTAGCACAAGCACTATCTTATTTCACGATTTTATTCTACCAAACGCAAAAGAAATAAGATTTTTAAAAGGCAGGGTAAAGTTCATAGGTTTTAATACTTTTGGAAAAAAAGTAACAAACAAACCAGGTATGCACGACAGTATGGTGGTAGTTTTAAAATGAATTTAACAAGGTTTTTTGGCAATGATGGTTTAGTCTTAGACAAAGAATTACATTTTGGGAGTGGCAAAGATATTTCTGATGCCATCAACCAAATGAATGACGATGGTTTAGCAGTTAGTTTTATAGATACATCTGGAGAAGTTATTAGATGTATGGTCAAAGCAAGTGCGACTACAAGACCTGATAAGAGTAATGAAAAGTCTGGGTGGTATGTCTATAACGAGAATAACAATTACATCAACATTACTTATGGCAACTGGCGTACAGGCGAGCAAAAGAAATGGTCAAACACCGATATAAATAAACTTTCTTTACGAGAGCAAAACGAATTAAAAGCCATTGTTCAAGACAACATAGAAAGGCAGAAAAAAGAAAGAAAAATAAGGCAAGACGAAATAGCTAAAGACTGTCAAGCAAGATTTAAAAATGGAATTGACTGCGTTGGTCATAAATACCTCGAAGATAAAAAAATTAAAAATTATGGGTTAAAAACAATAAGAGATTCTCTTGTTGTTCCCTTATATTCTACAACTAATGTCAAGCCTGAGATTAGGTCGCTGCAATACATAGATAAGAAGGGCGAGAAAAGATTTGTAAGTGCAAGTGAAGTCAAAGGTAGCGTGCATATTGTTGGTTTCAGTTGGTCAGAGTGGCAAGACTTAGAGCAAGTCTTAGTTGTTGAAGGCATAGCAACAGCATACTCAGTATTTGAAGCAACGAATTTACCAGTCGTTTGCGTATTTTCAGCGAACTTTGGTCTTACAGCTTTGACTAATTTAAGAAAGCTAACTAAAGCTAGGTTTATTATTTGCTTTGATAACGATGCCAATTCTATTGGTCAAAAGAAAGCAGAGGAAATTACGTCAGCTATTAATAATACAGTTGTTAGATTGCCTTCTATTGTTGGCGACTTCAACGACTTACATCAAGAGCAAGGCTTGGATGTTGTCAGAAATGAAATCTTAGATCGTGGTTTGCCTTTAAAACAATTTAATATCAAGTTTCTCAAAGGCGAGATACCAAAAAGAGAATGGTTGGTAGAAAATTTTATTGAGCTTGGGAAACCAGGAATTATGGCAAGTATTGGTGGTATAGGTAAATCCATGTTGGCATTGGATTTATGCCTAAAAGTTGCTCATGGCTCTGGTTCTTGGTTAGGCAATCCGATTGTAAGTTCTGGTAGTGCAGTTTATCTCAGTAGCGAAGATGACGCTCAAGAGTTACATAGACGAGTCGATTCATTGGATAAAGAAGGCAAAAGGTTTGAAGGGTTAAATGAAGTCTATGCTTTGCCAATACCTAGTATGAAAGAAAGATTGATTGTTTTAGGCGATAACAGTTCACAAGGTTTGCACGTTACTACACAAGGAGATGAATTGATTACTGCCCTAGAAAGCATAGATAATTTAAAGTTGGTGGTGATAGATCCAGTACAAAGTTTCGTAAGTGCCAGTATCAGTAGTTCTAATGAAGCTGGTCAGATGTATGCGAGTTTTTGCGCTAGTATTTCCGCAAGACTAGGCGCTACAGTTTTAAGTATTCATCACATGAGCAAAGCTGGTTTGGTATCTACTGAAGATAACATGACAGCAAGAGCAAGTATTCGTGGCGCAAGTTCACTCGTTGATGCACACAGATTCGCATTAGCGTTGTATTTGAGTTCGGAAGAAGAAGCAGAGCGTTTGTGCTTGCAAAATGGCGTAGAATTTGACAGAACAAGAGTTGTTAGAGCAAGTATGGTTAAGTCAAATAGCGAGATAGATTATTCGGTCAAGACTTTGTTTAGAAAAGACGTTGTGCTTGAGCCGATAGAAGATATAAAAGGGGGTATAAATTGGGATTAAAAGTTTTAAGTTTATTTGATGGTATGAGTTGTGGCCAGTTGGCTTTGCAAAGACTTGGTATTGAAGTTGATACTTACTATGCAAGTGAAATAGATAAGTATGCAATCCAAGTTACACAAGCAAACTTTCCAGAAACAATTCAAGTTGGCGATGTTTGCCAATTAAAAGCAGAAGATTATCAAGAAGTAGATCTGATTTTAGCTGGTAGTCCTTGTCAAGGATTTAGTTTTGCTGGCAAACAATTAGCTTTTGATGATCCACGTTCAGCGTTGTTCTTTGAATTTATTAGATTGTTAAAAGAAATAAAACCTAAGTATTTTCTTTTGGAAAATGTAAAAATGAAGCAACAATTTCAAGATGTTATTACCGAACAAGTATCAGCTTGTTATCCAGACTTTGAAGGTGGCGATTTGTTTGGCAGTCAAATAAAACCTATCTTAATCAATTCAGCTTTACTAAGCGCACAAAATAGACAAAGACTGTATTGGACAAACATACCTAATATAGAACAACCAGAAGATAAAGGCATAGTGTTGAGAGATATTTTAGAAGATAACTTTGATAGCGAAAGAGATAAATCTTATTGCATAGATGCAAACTATTATAAAGGTGCAAGTGTTGAGCAATATAAAAAAAAATCAAGAAGGCAACTTGTAAGCAAACCTAAACAAGTGGGTATCGCTGCAGATATAAAAGGACATGACATACTTAAAAGAGTTTATTCGCCAGATGGTAAATCGCCAACCTTAAACTCAATGGGCGGTGGCAATCGTGAGCCAAAAGTTGTATCTGGTGCCTGGCGAGGTAGATACAAAGAAGATGGTACGACAGAGCAAAAGTTAGAGTTGAATCAAAGTGGTAAGTCTAATAGTTTAACGACTGTGCAAAAAGATAGTGTAGTGGTTAAAGATGTTGTTGAAGAAGAGCGTATTGTCGTTGATAAAGAAAAAAGACAGTTGTTAATCGCAGAAGCTACAAAAAAAGGTTATACAGTTATTGAAGATGGCGATTGCTTTGATATAAATTTTCCTAATTCTAAAACCAGGCGTGGCAGAAATATGAAATATAAGTGCAACGCTTTAACTACAGCTTCGCAAAACTTTATGAGGTTTGAAAACCTATCATGGCGTAAGCTAACGCCTTTGGAGTGTGAAAGATTGCAAACAGTTCCAGATAATTACACAAACCATGTATCGAATACGCAAAGATATAAGATGCTTGGGAATGGGTGGACAGTTGATGTTATTGCTCACATTTTAAATAATATGAAACTATGAAAAAAGAAGAATACGATCCAAACGACCTATCCATAAAGAACGCTTATGCTACTCGCTGGATTTGGTATCACACATTATTAGGGTTATTACTTTTATTCACTAACGCAATCTTAATTTCTATTATGGTAATCCTGGCGGTTAAGTTATGAGCTTTGGGAGAAGAAGAAAGAAAAAGAATCGCAAGGCGGAGAAAGAATATAACGAAGCGTTGTGGAAAGCGTTTCCTAAAAAGAAGGAGAAAGAAGATAATTAATCCATACAAAATAGAGGGCCCAGCATTGATTAGTTTCTCTGGTGGCAGAACGTCTGGCTTCATGTTGAAGCAAATCATTGATGCGCATAAAGGTACTTTGCCAGAGGATGTTTACGTTGTGTTTGCTAATACTGGTAAAGAAATGCCACAAACTTTGGATTTTGTTAGGGATTGTGAGGAGAAATGGGATTGTAAGATACATTGGATTGAGCTTTATGATGTCGATAAAGATGCCAAAGGCGATAATACTGAGGGTTGGATGTTTAAATACAAGCTCGTAGATTATGAGACAGCTAGTAGAAATGGCGAGCCATTTGAGAAACTCATAGCACACTATGGAAAACTACCAAACTCAACAAATAGATTTTGTACATTTCTTTTAAAACAAAGAGCGATTATTTGGTTTGAAAGGCATCAAGGTTTTAAAAACATGGATCAAGTTATCGGATTAAGGGCAGACGAGCCAAGACGAGTTCATAGAATAAAAGACAGAAATGGTAAGGCGGATTATTTTACGCCTTTATACGATGCCAAAGTCATACAACAAGACATCCAGGAATTTTGGAAAAAGAATAACTTTGATTTAAGTTTACTTGCCACCGATAAACATACTTTGTTTGGTAATTGTGATATGTGTTTTTTAAAAGGCAAAGGACAGTTAATCCAGATGTTAAGTCATAGAGAAGATTTAGCAGATTGGTGGGTAAAGCAAGAAGAAAAAACCAATAAAACTTTTAAGTATGATATTTCATACAAACAAATGATTGAAATTAAAAACGAGAACGATAAACAGTTTGATTTGTTTGCAGACGATGAGAGCGTTGATTGTTTTTGTCACGATTAGGAGAAAGATGAGCAAGATTAATCCAGAACATTATAAGTTTGGCGGTGTCGAATGTATTGACGCTATCAAAGCCAGTCTTAGTCCAGAACAATTTAAGGGGTATCTCAAGGCCAGTATTATTAAATATCTTTGGCGGTATGAGAAAAAGAATGGTTTAGAGGACTTAGAAAAGGCAGATTGGTTTTTAAGAAAATTAAGATACGAGGTAGAGAATGAGTAAAGGCGACTGGCCCAGACCTGTAAACAAGAAGAAATTTGACGAAGAATTCGACCGAATCTTTAAGAAAAAGAAGGAGAAGGGTGGCGATTCTAAGGTACTAAATGGCGATTCTAGGGTATAAAGTGGAGAATCTAGGGTACTATTTGGCGATTCTAGGGGACAATATCCATACATATACATATATGTATAGAAAGCGTGTTGCTTTAGGCAACAACGCTTTCTAATTTATTATGTGGTGGGTAGTAGAAGAAATTGAGAATGAAAGCGCAAGTGCGTTCGTGCAAGCGAGCGTAGCGAAGCGCTATCGTTCGTTCGGAGAAGCGAAGAAGATCGTTTGGCAGTGGTATCGTTCGAGCGTGGGGAGAAATGATTTATCTCCAGCTAGTAAGCTCACGCTTTGGGCAATATGCGAAAGGCATAGACTAGAAACCTGGAGTTCGCACGATAGCAATAGATACTATGCGCTTATGTGTGGGATGAATCATAAGACAGTTAGTAATGCACTCTTGGAGTTAGCGAGTGCGGAGAAGAATATTATCTGGTTAGCGGATGAGGAGAATAAAACGCTCATG